ACCCAAGACTTAAAGAGGTCATTGGAAACACAAACACGAAACACATAACACAGCAGATAGCATTTCTCTCTTGGGTTTATGACTTTAATTCCCCTGCCGTAAGGGACTTCTCAGACATAAACAAAAGAAAAGAATGGGCAAGACTTGAAACTGAGATCACACAAGATCCTAGTTACGAGCTTGCCGTTTCTTTTTTAACTAAGGTGGTAAAGTCTAGAACTTGGACTTTAATATGTAGCTTAGAGTCTACATTTACTGAATATGCAGAGCGTGTAGCAAAGCGTATTGAGGATTCTGAGAACGGAAAAGAAATCGATATATTAAAAGCCGTAGAGATAAAAAACAAGATGCTTAATCAGATGGCAGATATGAGTAACTCTATAGATGAACTATACGGTAAGTTATTCTCTAATGACCAAGACCTAATTGAGGAACATAATAGAAAAACTATGTTTACCCCAGAGGCTATGTCTAAACTAACAAAGAAAAATGTTTAAACCAATAAAGCAACAAAACTGGTCATCTACAGAAGTAGAGATTGCAGGATTAAAATGCAATATACCTGCAAAGGGATGGTTGTATAATCCATTTACTTCCAAGTGGGAATACTTTGGTATTGAGCGTAGATCAACTAAAATGGAATTGTGTTATTGGGAACCAGATCCTAGATTCCAAGAGTATCAAAAGTGGGAGAAAGAAGAACAGGCAAAACAAAAGAAAGATCCAGAGTATATCCATCCAGAGTTAGAGGACTTTAAAAGATATTGCTGGATTAGAAGACTGAGTGGACATTGGTTTAGTAATAATGGTGAACCGACTTATATTACAGGTGTTCATTGGTATTACTTATCTTGCTATCATATGGACGTTGGTCTTCCAAGGTATAGAGATAAAGATAGAGAGTTGTTTTACTTTTGGGACTACAACGTAGAGGATCCAGAAAGCTTTGGTATTGTATATGTAACTAAGCGTAGATCTGGTAAGTCCTTTACAGCAGGATGTATCGCATTAGAGGCAGCTTCTAGAAGTGAAAACTTCTGGGCAGGTATCCAATCTAAAACAGATGAGGATGCAAAGATATTATTTAGAAAAACAATTATAAACGCATATAGAAAGTTACCTTCTTTCTTTAGGCCATTGTCGGATGTTCCTTTAACAGGAAAGGTTCCAGCAACTGGTCTTAAGTTCTCTACAGGTAAACTAGAACTAGACGAGGAAGAGTTAATGTCAGGTATTGACTTCAGATCTTCTGGAGTTACTGCTTATGACGGACAGAAACTAGGATATTATCTACACGATGAGATTGGCAAGGTAACACTATTAGATATTAGGGATAGATGGAATGTCGTTAAGTATTGTTTACTTGATGATCAGGGTAAGATAATAGGAAAGTCTTTCCATACAACAACGGTAGAGGAGATGGAAGCAGGTGGTAGTCAGATGTTGGACTTATGGAAGAACTCTAACCAATATGAAAAGAAAGGAAAGAGAACAGTCAGTGGTCTTGCTAGGTTCTTTGTGGCAGCAGATGAAACAAGACATCTCCATCCAAGGTATGGTATAGCAAATAAAGAATTAGCTAGAGCAGAGATATTAGAAGAAAGAGAATCTTTAAAAGAAGATCCTAGAGCTTTGTCTTCTGCAAAAAGAAAGGAACCGCTAGATGAGAAAGAAGCATTCCAATCAGATAGCTCTGTTTGTGTATATAATCCAATATTGTTAAACGATAGGTTAGATATATTAAAGTGGAGCAAGTCTAGATTAAATAAAGGAAACTTCCAATGGAAAGATGGGGTTAGGGATTCTGAGGTTGAGTTTAGAGAAAGCGTAAACGGTAGATTCCTAATTGCCGAGATGCCAGCTAAACCAAATGCTTTTGAAAAGAAAGGTAGTGTCATTAAACCTATGAATAGTTCTATGTATTCAGCAGGTGTCGATCCATTCTCTCACCAAACGGTAAGTAAGTCTCACGAGTCAAGAGCTTCTAACGGAGCTATGGTTATATTTAAAAAGGCAAACCCATTGTCTACTACAGAGTACGATATGAGCCCTGTTCTTTACTATTGTAATCGCCCAGATTCGCCTGAAACCTTTTATGAGGATGTACGTATGGCTTTATGCTTTTATGGCTGTAATGCGCTTATAGAGAACAATAAACCAGGTATTATTTATTACCTTGAGGAGAAAGGTTGTGCAGACTTCTGCTTTATGCCTCCAGATAAGAATACAAGAGGTTTATCAGCTACCCTAAAGACAACTACGTATATGGCCGAACTAACGGACCAGTACATAAATGACCACATAAACAATGTTTGGTTTGAAGGACTTATAGAGGAATGGTTACAATTTGACCCAGGGGATACGACCAAGTCGGATAGCGCAATGGCGGCAGGTTATGCACTTATGTTAATTAATAACCATAAGTATAATCCAAAGGTCGGAAAGAAAGAAGATGTAGACATATTGAACGTATTGCCGTTCTTGAGAGGAAAGAACTCAAGCAACCTTTTGGGCAAAAAACTAGGTTTTTAAAGCGTATTATATCAACACAACTAATAAGACGAGATGTCAGCAGAAATAATTAGCAATGCTAGGACCTTATTCCCAAACGAGGATGTAAGCCCTAAAGAAAAGGAATCAAAAGAATGGTTGATGCAATACGCACAAGCTGCGTTTAACTCCTACGGAGACACACCATTCGGTTCAATCGGTTATAGGTCTAGAGACAAATATGAGTGGATTAAAACATACGCTCAAGGCCGTCAATCTATAGAAAGATATAAAAGAGTATTAACTCCAGATCAAGATCCCAATAACAATACACTTGTTGTTGATTGGTCTGTATTGCCTATTATACCTAAGTTCAGAAGAACAGCATTAGGGTTATTAGAGAAACAAAACTATGATATTCAAATAGATCCAGTAGATCCGTTTGCTCAATCTGAGAAAGATAGATTAGTTGCTGAAATGAAAGCAAAGGCTATTCTTAGAGAGGAATTTAAAAAACAAGGAAGACCAGATCTAGCGGAAAGCCCAGCAATTATGGCTAACCCTGGAGAACCAGATGATTTAGATGGAATTGAAGTTGCCGAGCTAGGTATGCGCCATAAGACATCTATGGAGGCTGAGTTAGTAGTTGAGTTGGTTTTTGACCAAAATGATTACGAAGGACAACGTAGACAACAATTACAAGATCAGTTTGACTATGGTGTTGCTATATTTAAAGATTACGAACAAGATGGTTTAGTAGGATTTAGAAGAGTAGACCCTAGAAGATTCTTATCTAACTTCTGTACATACCCTGATTTCAGAGATTTAAGATATGCAGGTGAAGTATTAGAGGTTCCAGTTGCTCAATTAATTCAAATGAGTAATGGTGAATTAACAAAAGAAGATATTGAGTTTATTTACAAATATGCAAATGCAAACCAATGGCGTGGTAATATGCCAGTAGGTAATGCATACTATGGTACATATAATGACTTTTGGAATAAAGGAAAGGTTCAAGTATTGGATCTTGAGATTATGTCTACAGATGATTTAGTTAGAGAAGAGAGAGTTGACCGCAGAGGTAATACTGTTTTTGGAAGAGCTGGATTTGAAGACACCAACAATAAAAAACAAAAGTTTAAAAGAAAACAAGTTGTAGGTGTATATAGGGTTAAATGGATTGTTGGAACTAATATTTGCTTTGATTATGGTAAACAATGGAACATTAAACGTGATCCAATTAACATAGCAAGAGCTAAATCTAGTTTCCATATTGCTCCAGTTGACTTCTTTGATATGAAGACGTTCAGCCGTATGGAAGCAATTATTCCTTTTGCTGACTCTATTCAATTAGCATACTATAGATTACAACACGAATTAAACACCGCTGTTCCACGTGGTTTTAATATTAACCTTGCGGCTTTAGAAGAAGTAAGTTTATCTGGTGGAGGAAAGGCTATGAGTCCTTCTGATATCATTGACTTATACTTACAAAGAGGTGTATTGGTTAGTCGTTCAGTAGCAGCAGATGGAAGACAAGTTCCTCCAGCTATCAACCAACTAGAAGGTGGTGTAGGTAACGCTATTGCTGAGTATTGGAATATGATTAACAACAATCTAGATATGATTCGTCAGACTCTAGGTTTAAATGAACTTACAGATGGTTCAACACCAAACCCTAAGTTCTTAACTACAGTTGCACAATTAGCTGCATCTGGAACCAATAATGCATTAAGCGATATTAGCTACGCAGATAGAGCTATTGCTCAATCGTTAGCTGAAGCAGTTATTATTCGTGTACAAGATGTAATTAAAAGAGGTGGTGGTGAAGCTTATGATAATTCATTGGGATTGGGAACTGTAGAGTTATTAAAACGCTCTCAAGAAATTTCTAAGTACACTTATGGCATTTCAATTGTAGACAAACCTACAGCTGAAGAAAAGGCTAAGTTAGACGAATTAGTTAAAGTTGCTTTACAATCTGGCCAAGTTAATATTGATGATGTTATACGTTTAAATAATATCCAAAATATTAAACAAGCAGAATTATTCTTAGCTTATAAAGTTAAAAAGAATAACGAGAAGAAGCAACAAGAAGCAATGCAAGCTCAACAAATGAATGGTCAGATTCAACAACAGTCTGCTATGATGGCTGAGCAAGCTAAACAACAAACTATCCAAATGGAATACCAAATGAAGTCTGAACTTGAAAAAGTTAAGGCGGATATGGAAGCTCGCTTAATTGAATTGCGTGGTCAGTTTGATTTAGAAAGAGAAAGAATTTCTGCAACAGGTAGAGTTGAATCTTCATTTGTTCAAGCAAAAGAAAGAGATGCAGCTAACATTAGAGATAATAAAACTAAGTTGATGCAAGATGGAAAAATGGAAGATATGGGTGAGATTGACGTTCCAGCAGAATTAGAATCTAGAGTAGCTCCAGAAACAGCAGGAGGTCAACAATTAGATATTCAAGAACCTTCAGGATTCTCTTTCTTGGGAGGTGGTAGTCAACCAGCTGCTCAAGGTGCAAATATGATGCAACAAGGAATGAATGAGCAAATAAATGCTGCTAATCCTATGCAAGAAGAACAAGGTATGATGGAAGAGATGGAAGGTGCAGAAGTGGAGCAAGGAGCGGAAATAGATGACGAACAACAACAAATCCAAGATATGTTAGCGTTCCAAAATCAAGGTCAAGCGTAATATATTGATTAACAACATAAACACAAACACAGATGGAAAACACACAAGAAACAGCACAAGTAACTGAGCAAGTAGTTGAACAAACTGCTCCAGTTGCAGAAGCAACTCCACAAGCGGAAGCTCCTCAAGAGAATCCATTTGCAGGAGAAGGAAAGTGGACATTAAAAGGTGAGTACTCAAGTGCAGGCGTTCAATACAATCAGCCTAAGAAACAATTTGAGGAAGCACCTGCTGAAACAAAGGTAGAGGAAACTCAAGTTGTAGCAGAAAGCGCACCAACTGAAACTACGGATGTTCCAGTTTACAAAGCAGAAGATACAACGGAAAGCGTAGTATCTACACAAGAACAAGCTACTCAAGAACCAATTGTTTTTGATCCTTGGGAAAAATTAGGTTTACAAGAAGACGATTATGCAAAGCAATTAATCGAAGCTTATAAAACTAACCAGCTTGATGAGTTCTTAATTAAGACTAATACAAACTACGACTTGTATACAGATGAAGAGATTTTAAAAACACAAATCGATTCTAAATATCCAAGTTTAGGTGAAGAAGAAAGAAATCTGATATTACAGAAGACTCTACAAAAAGAGTATGGGATAACAGGAGACGAGGATGACGATAAAGTTGCACGTTTGATGATGAAGATTGAGGCAGACAAAATCCGAGAGGGATTAAAAGCCGAACAAGCTCAGTACAAACCAAAAACTTTTGAAAATGAATCGTCAAAATTTGAAGCACAGTTGAAAGCTCAACAGGAGGCAATTCAGCAACAAGTAGAAAGCTTCAAGAGTCATTTAACTTCATTACCAGACTACAAGCAATTCGAGACGAGCAGACTTGTAGAATTTGGAGACGGTGAAAATAAAATGAATTTTGAGGTAGACAAAAGCGCTGACTTCTTGGGTGAAACATTAGACCAAAACAAATTCTTTCAAAAATTCGTTGGCCAAGATGGTCAATTGGATATGAAGAAATGGATGAAAGCTTGGACATATGCAAACAACCCAGCTGCTGTAGAAAAATCTTTAATCAATTATGGTAAATCCCTAGGAGAGAAAAGATTGTTTAACGAGCTTAAAAATACTAAAGCCGAAGATGTTGTTCAGACTCCTTCAAGAGGTTCTGGATTCGTGATAAAAGCTATCGATGGAAAACCATTCGGTGGATAAAATAAAAAACAATTTTTTAAAACTTTTAAATTAAAACAAAATGCCTTTTACTTACGGAAATGGCGTAGCAGGTGCTACCAACAAGTATACCGCATCAGCGGTGGCTCTCTTAGACCAAAGAGAGATTTATAACCAACTTATTGACATCCAAGACGATGCTGAGTGGTTAGATTTTATGTATATGGCAGGAAAAAAAGACGCTACTGCGGTTCCTTTCTATACTTCATTCTACAATGACAATCTTTACAAATTATTGACTGTTGTTGGAACTCCAACTGGAACTACAACTATTCCATTGATCACTTTATCTGCTGCTGACTATAACTTCGTTTTAGTTGGTGATTTGTTAAAATTCCCTAGCGGTGCGGTAGGTCGTGTTCAAGAAAAACAATCTTCTAGCGTAATTAAAGTTCAATCAGTTAGTGGTACAGCAGTTGCTGCTTCTTTAGGTGCTTTAGCTGGTGTTAAATTATCTGCTTTCTCAAATGCACAAGAAGAGGGTTCAGTTGAACCAGGTACTCGTCGTTGGTCAGTTAACTCTTTACAAAACCGTGTTCAAATTTTCCGTAATGCAATTAAAATTACAGACGTTCAGAACGCTTCTAAAATTGAGTTAGAATTTAACGGTAAACCATACATCTTACCTTATGAAATGATCCAAGGTTTACAAAAACACCGTGGTGATATCTCTTTAGCTATGTGGTTAGGTGAAGTTTCAAATACTTTGTTTGCTGATGTAGACGGTCCAACAACTTCAGCTGTTCCTCCTTACTTACAAGGTACAACTGGTTATGGTGTTCAAACTACTCGTGGTATGGATTCTTATATCACTAACTACGGTATTAATGACTCAGTTACTACTGCTGGTACTTTCACTTTGTCTGATTTATCTGACTTAGAAGCTCAATTAACTGCTGTTCGTGCTCCAATGGAATATATGATCGCAGGTTCTAATCCAGCTGTTGCAGTTATTTCTGATTTCTTGAAAAACTTACCAAGTTCTGGTGCTACAATTACTACTAACGTAAATACTGCAACTCCTCCAGTTGGTTTTTCTTCTCAATCAACTGCTAATAACGGTTTCTACAAATCTGGTATTAACTCTGGTATGTTAAGTGTTAATGGTCGTGAGATCGATTTACAAGCTGAGAAGTTTATGCACGGTGGTTACACTTATAACTTGAAAGCGTTCAAAGTATTATCTAATACTGACGTTATCAACTATACTGGTGGTCCAATCGCTAAATCAATCTACTTCTTACCAATGGGTAAAGTAAAAACTGTTGGTGGTGGAATGAACGATTACTTCCGTTACAAATATATGGCTCAACCAGCTCCTGGTACAGGTTCTGTAGAGACAGCAGAATTAATGACTGGTGCTCTTGCTCCAACCCCTACAAACCAAGAACAAAGCTTAACAGTTTCTTGGACTTCAAATATGGGTCTTGAAGTATTTGCTCCAAACAAATTTGCTAAAATTACTAATATCTTAGCATAGTAAAACTTGAGGAAAGGAGGGGGTTCGCCCCCTCTAATCTTCACTTAAAACACACAAACATTTTCTAACACAAAACACAAAACACAATGGCACTAAAAAAGTTAGGAGTCTACAATGACTTCTCTGATGAATTAAAAAAGCTTATAGCTTTACCTAAAAAAGGCACACAAGTTTCCTACAGATTTTTAGATTTATACGAAGACCCAATGAGTGGTAATACGTATTATAAAGCTAAATTAAAAATCCCTCCATTTTCTAAATGTTTTGATCCAGGTAAAAACGAATGGATTGAAGTTGGTTTAGTATCTGGTGTAGATCATTTTGGAAATCCAATTCCTAACAGAGTAAGAAGAGTTTGGGCATCACCACAAGAGAATGCAGGTATGTTGCATTTAACTATTGGTAGTTCACAAGACGATGAATTATTTCAATATCTTGAGCTTGCTTCTTTTAATGCAGCTAACACAAATAGAGATGAAGAAGTTCACCCTATTTTAGAGCGAGTTAATTTTGAAGCGGAGGCTAAGGAAAACCGTCAAGCTTTACGTATGAAGAGAGATGCTTTAATCAAAGCAGCTGCTTTATCTAAAGAAGAAGTATATAATTTAACATTATTACTTGGTTACGATACAGAGCTTTCTGAAGAGGAAATGAGATTTAACATTGAAGACTACGCAGAAACAGAACCTGAAGATTTTATGGATCGAATAAATGATAAGCATATTGGAATAAAATCATTAGTTGCACAAGCTATTGCATTAGATGTTGCTTATATTAGCCTAGAAGATTCTAAATTAAAATGGACAGATTCTGATGGTGATATTATGAAACTTGCAGACGTCGAAGAAGATATAGTTTATGAACAATTTGTAGACTTTATTGAAAAGAAAAAGCAAGTAGCTATACTTGATCAGATGAATAAATTAGTAGATGCAAAATTAGCTAAAAAGAAAGCTAAGAAATAACTTAAAGATGTGTTTGTGTTGCTCAACGGCCCCTATTATTAGGGGCTTTGAGTTTTTATAAAGTGCGTATTATATGAGTATATTTTATGGAAATGTTTGATAAATTAAAAGGGGTTGTTCCTCAGACTCTTATAGACGATATGATTGCTCACGATATTGATACTCCTTTACGAGCAGCTCACTTTTTAGCACAAGCAGCTCACGAGTCAGGTGGGTTTAAATTCAAATCAGAGAACTTAAATTACGGTAAGGATGGATTGTTAAAGATCTTCCCTAAGTATTTTACTCCAGCATCTGCTGAAGCATATAACAGAAACCCAGAAAAGATTGCATCTAAAGTTTATGCTAATCGTATGGGTAATGGCGATGAAGCAAGTAAAGATGGTTGGAAGTTTAAAGGCCGTGGTTATATCCAATTGACAGGTAAAGATAATTACAAAGCGTTTAGCGAGTGGGCTAAAGAACCATCTATATTAACAAATCCAGATCAAGTTGCTGAAGATAAATATGCAGGTTTAAGCGCTATATGGTTTTGGAATAAAAACGGACTAAGTAAGATAGCAGATACAGACAATATGAGAGACAACTCTACGGTTGAGAAAATAACTAAAAGAGTTAATGGCGGTACACACGGACTTGCTGATCGTGTAGAAAGATTTAATAACTACAAAAAGCTTTTATTTTAATGATCACAGGTAACGAGACGCAAGACAACCACATCTTGCTTTGGTCAAGCATCATATTGAATATTCTAGCAAACTTAGATAAAACAAATGTTACATTCGTATTGGGTGTTATTGTTTCTATTCTTGCTATAATCAATTATGTTATTCAAATCAAAAAGAATCTTAAGAAAAGAAAATAATTTATGGGCTCGAAAGCTTTATATGTATTCTTATTGGGCGCTATTATTGGCGTGTTTTATTCCTGTAGCCCTGTTAAGAGAGTGCTTAGCAATCCCAAATATTATGCCGAAGTTAAGAAACAAGTTATCCTTAACGGAGAGTGTGTTAATGACACGATTACGGAAGAGATACTTAAAGACACTATAATTTACAAGGACACCGTTATTCACGATAGTTTTAAAGTTAATATGCCAATGGAGTGCCATTTGGATACTATTGTAAACGACTTTAGCGTTTATTTGGAGAATGGCAACTTATGGGTTAAATGGTTAGGTCAAGTGCCTACTAGAACCATAAACAAACAAACAACTCACGTTGTTGTAGACAGAGCTAAAGAGGCTATATTAATAGATTCTTGCGCTAATCAAGAAAGAAAAATATACGATTTAAACAACAAGATTTCGTCTACCAAAAAGACCAAATTTAAGTTATTAGCAATCATAGTAATACTCACCTTGTTGCTATTCAGAAAGCCTTTACTGAGACTCGTTAAGCCCTTTTAAGAAGCGTATTATATAGGAAACTTAACGTAGATGCAGAATGTATCTGATTTATACAACTTTATAAACTTCATAGCTGATAAGAATCGCAGAGGGTATTTGTCTCCAGAAGAGATCTCCCAAGCGTTATCTTCGGCTCAAGTAGACCTTTGGAACTACTATTGGGGTTTACCGCAAACTGCCCAAGCATTAAAGGGTGGAGCACCTAATCCAGACTACGGATCCAGCCAATTAACTATTGACGCATTAAGTCCATTTAGAACTAGAACTCAAGTAACTCCAGGACCTGGAGGAATTATATATTTGTACGATAATAGTGTTAGCTATCAAATCCCTGACTTTGGTCACTTCATTGGTTTATTTAAAATAAATACATCAACTAACGAGATAAGTGGAGTTAACCAATATTTGAACTCAGAGATAATAGAGGCTATAAGATCAACTTTATATCCAGTTACTGTGGATGACCAAGTTTTTGTGTTTGAGAATGACTTAATTCAATTATATCCAAGAACTACTATGCCTGCTGGATACGCAGCAGAAGTTCATTATATAGCACTTCCTAGTGATGTAGTCATTAACTATACAGTTACAGGTAATACTATTACTATCAATAATAGTACATCAATTGCACCTAAATTTGATTCTACTTATTGGGTTGAATTAGTTGCTAGAGCACTACCTTACGTAGGCGTTAACTTGTCCGCACAAGAAGTACAAGCATTAGCTAACCAACAAATACAATCTGTATAATGACTACTAAATCACAAATGATTGAGCGTTGCAGAAGGATGTTATCTGGTGGTTTCCCATCAAACAGAGATCGTGTGCGTGATGCTGAGATTGAAAAGCATCTAGAGTCTGCAATGAACAGACTATTAAAAACAGAAGTTTTAAATACAACATTCAACATAGACGGTGCTACAATTCCTGATGGAGTTGTTTTGGCGACATATGAAAACGTATCAGTAACAGGTGGGCTAAATGACACGTGCACGGTGAAGCTCCCTGTTACGCCAATGTATCTTCCAGAAAAGATGGGTGTGTTTAGTGTATATCCATCTAGCTATCCTGAGTTAGAATTTATTCCTATTCCTGCTGGCCAATACTACATATTACAGCAAGTAAAAGAAGTTAATTCTTTGTTGGGTAGAGTTCCTTACGTATGGGAAGGACAAAAAATAACAATATATAGAAATATTATTGGTGACGGTATGTTTACTGTAGATATGAAAATAGCTATTGCTGACTTATCTCAGTTCGGTCCAAATGATCCATTGCCTTTGTCTCCAGAATTAGAAGAGCAAGCTATCCAAGCTGTTGTTTCAATCTACATTGCTGAGCCTAGAACAATCAGAGACGAAAGTTTCCAAGCATCACCAGAGAACTTTATAAAATAATAACAAATGACACCAAACGGAGCTTTTGTATCATTGGATGAGATAATCAATGCGTGGCTATTTAAGAATGGAAAAACCATTCATAGTTACGCAAAGGTGCTTACGTTTGCAGCTGAGGCTGTACGTGAGTTATCTGTTACATCTCTCCAATTGGTTAACCATAAAATATTAATTAGAGACTGCCAAGACTGGTGGGATTTACCTAGCGATTACACAGATTATGTAAGTGCTGGGATTAGAGTTGGTCAATATTGGAGACCGATAGGAATAAGAAAAGGGATTATGCCTTTTCCTTATAGTGATGGACTTGCTCAATATAATCCAAGTGAATTTAGTGAGATTCCTGGAGAGATGAATACATCTGGAGAGTGGATGAATTGGGTAGGAGAACCTTGTGAAGAGGCAGATTTTTGGATGGACGACTTTTATATGGATGACTTTACTACTAAGGATCCAATTAATAATCCTGCTACATTTAACCCTACTGTTTCTCCTGTTGGACAATCATATACTCCATACCAAGGATTTATTCCTTTCTTTTATTCAGACGTTTATAACGATTGGGGTCAATTAAAAGGTAGAGCATTTGGTTATGGAGATGGAAACAGAGTTGACTCTGTAAACATAAATGTAGAACAAGGTATTATTACTTGTCCTTCTAACTTCCCAGGAAGGGAACTTTATTTGTGCTATGTAGGAGTTGGAAATGTAGACTCTATGTCTATGATTCCTAAGAAGGCGCAAGTTGTTATTGAGGCTTATATTAGCTATAAAATAGCATCTGTAAGACGTAACGGATTACAAGAAGCTGGCTTGAGAAAACAAATTTACGATCAGGAGTTTAGATTACTTAGAGCTAAAAACGACAATCTTACTACTACAGATATCAAGCGTTCATTACAAGCTGCGTTTGGTAGAACAAGAGAATAACTATGACCATACAAGCATTAATAAATAAAATTTTTAGAGCTAATCAGACTCAGAACAACACAGTTAGTTGGTCTGGGTCTAATGGCTTAAAATCTATTCAAGAGGATATTGTAGATACTATCAGACAAAGAACTTTCTTTACAGTTCCAAATACTACTGCTTTATTGAGCCAAGGGTTTAATAATGCTGTCCTTTGTTATGTACAAGATAATGCTTTTTATAGATGGGAGCCAAGTGGTATACCAAATGGTACAACTATATTTCCTGCTAATGATGGTGGTGTATGGGTACAAGAAACAATAGGTGATACTGATGGTACAGTTACAAGTATAGGTATTACTGCCCCTGCTGCGTTTACTGTTACTAATAGTCCAGTTACTACAAGTGGTGTTATAGACATTGCTGCTAATGGTACATCTGCTCAATACATTAAAGGCGATGGTACATTAGGTACATTACCTACTCCTACAGGTGGTACGGTAACCAATGTATCTGCATTAACAATTAATTCTACAGGAACTGATTTAAGTTCTACTGTAGCTAATCCTACTACTACTCCTGTAATTACATTAAGTGTTCCTACGGCTTCTGCTGTAAATAGAGGTGTATTATCTCCTACTGATTGGTCTACATTTAATGGTAAACAAGATGCAATAACGCTTACTACAACAGGTACAAGTGGTGCTGCTACATTAGTAGGTTCTACTTTAAATATTCCTCAATATCAATCGGTAATAACTAACCCTGTAACTGGTACTGGCACTACTAACTATTTATCTAAATGGACAAGTAGTTCTAGTTTAAACAATAGTTTAGTTTATGACAATGGTACTAATGTGTTGATAAACACTACAACAGATGCTGGGTATAAACTAGACGTTAATGGTACTACAAGGTCTCAAGGTAAATTAACCATTACAACTGGTGGTGCTGAAATAACAGGAAATGTAGTTGCATATACTGGTATTCAAAGTTATGGTCAAGTTCAGATATTTAGTGCTGCTGCATTTCAAATGTTTAATGCAGCTAACAACTCAAAAGCTTCATTTCAATATATCAATGCAAATGGTTTATTATTAACTACAAATAGTGATAATATATCAGGTGTATTAAAAGGGTTGCAGGTTAGCCCTACAATGGTTGCTTCTGCTAACAATAATGTTCTTGTTGGATTAGATATTACGCCTACATTTACTAATGGGGCTTTTACAGGTGTGTCTAATTTAGCAATAAGAACAAATGGTAATGTACAAGTAAGAGGGAATACAACTCAATTTGGAGCTGTTTTTCAAGTTTTAGATACAGCAGGGACTAACAATTTTTACATAAGAGATATTGGTGATGCATTTCTAAAAGGTACTTTGTGGTTTGGTACTTTGAACGGAAGCACAGCTATGAGTAGCGGATATTTAAGTGTGTATTCAGGTGTAGGGACAGGTACTTCATTTATTACTTTTACTCATAATAATGGCAATGTAGCATTTAGAGCTTTAAGTAATTCTGTTTTACAGCTTAACCCTTCTGCAGGTAATGTATTGGTTGGAACTACAACAGATGCTGGATATAAGTTAGACGTAAATGGTACTGCAAGAATACAAAACACTTTAACTGTATCAAACCCTTCTTATACAGGAAGTGGTAGTTTTTATCAAGCAGCTAATTTTACCACAGTTATATCAGGTGGTGCTGCAAGTGAAAATATTACATTTGGTCCTTCCAATAGAATATTTTTAAATGCTTCTCAGGTAAGAGCTCAAAATATATTACAAGCTGCAGGATATATAACAGCTGGAACATATAACTATGGAGTTGCTCAAGTATATGGGAGTGGTTCTATAACTGCATCTGGTGCAGTAGCAAGAGGTATATTTACAGATACTACATTAGTAGCTGCTGCTAATAATGATGTATTAGTTGGATTAGATATTACACCTACATTTACCAATGGAGCATTTACAGGGCTTACAAATCTTGGGTTAAGAGTAAATAGTGGCGTTAGTTTATTTAGTGGAAATGTTGTATTAAATGGGACTAATCTTTATTTTGGTAGTAATCTTGGCAATGTAGTAATAAGACCTGTTCAAACAACAAATTTACAAATATTTAATAACAACACAGGAGCAACATTATTTTTAAATGCTAATGGAGCTGTACAAATAGGTCAATCAAATGTAACAAACTGGGCTAGATTTAGCGCAACAGGTCATACAATATACGGAACAACAAATACAAATTTTTTTACTTCAGGAAATGTTGGTATAAATCAAGGTACTGATGCTGGTTTTAAGTTAGACGTTAATGGAACTACAAGATTAAGAAGTGATGCTGTTTTTGGAATAGGAAATGGGTTGATGATATTGGGTAGAAACACAGGTGGTGGTCAAAGTCAATCAATGATACAATTTGATGGGGCTAATGGTTGGAATTTTGCTATTACCAATTTTGCAAGCACAGTTTTTTTAGATTTAACAAATGATGGCAGATTTACGATGGGTAATAATCTTATTTACACATCAAGAGATAGTTCTGCTGTTTTAAATTTAGTATCACAATCAAGAGGTTTTCTTAAACCAAGAATGACAACCACTCAAAGGAATGCAATTGCAACTCCTGCGACTGGTTTAGAAGTCTACAATACAACTACCAATACAGAAGATTATTATAACGGTACAACTTGGGTTAGCTTACAAACAACTGCTGCTGCTGTTAAATCATATGGCGCTTGGCAAGATAATGCAACTCAAACAGCTGCCGCATCTAACACAGGATATGGAGTAAGATTTGATGTACCTAATATAACAGGATATGGGGTTACAGTTCAAGCTGACTCATTAGGAAACAATACATTGATTAAAATGGCAAATGCTGGAACATATAATATTCAGTTTAGCTTCCAATTTGAAAATGCAGATAATGCTGAAGAGTATATATATATATGGTTAAGAAAAAATGGTGAAACAAGTGCTGCTGACATTCCTGCTTCAAATACTATTGTAACAATACATAAAAAATCAGGTTCTACTCCAGGTAATACTGTAGCAGCTTGGAACTTTTTTGTTGAAGCAGCAGCAAATGATTTTTTTCAAATAGTATGGGCTACTACTGATGCAACAAATGTAACAATGCCTTTTTATGCAGCAACAGGGTTTGCACCTTCTACACCATCAACAATTTTAACAGTAAATCAAGTAAACTAAAATAAAATGGAAAAAGCAATCAACCCAGTATCAATCTGGTCAAACGGTCAAAGTCAAAACGCTAACGTATTCAGTATGATTTCAATATCTGACAATCTATTAGATACAGCAACATTCTATTACCAATTATTAGCAAGCGATGCAACTATAGAGCCTGCTACTCAAGTTCAATTAGCTCAAGGTAACCTTACATTAGGACCAGATGAGTACCCTAATTGGGACGGAAGCAATGATTGGATTATGAATTGGGGTGCTGAACAATTAAATTTAACCTTTGTTCCAGGGGCTGAATTGAAGTAATTAAAGCGTATTATATACTAAATACTAATACTAAGAATAATGACAATTTTAAGTCTACTTAATAGAATCTTTAATGCTGACCAAACGCCTAATAATACGGTATCTTGGTCTGGCACTAATGGATTAAAGGGTATCCAAGATGATATAGCTGAAGAGATTCGTGCTAGGGGATGTATTGTAGTTCCTACGGTAACTGATTTGTCAGCTCAAGGAAAAAACAACTCTCAGAATGCTATTGTTCAAGGAGTTGGTTTATATACTTGGTTTGCCAGCGCAACATTAAACGGAAGCAATGTAGTTGCTGCCAATGACGGTGGAAGATGGGTTCTTCAAGCTAATGGAAGTTTCTATCCAACTGTAGCTACTGATTTAGCTGCGCCTATAGCAGGTACAGGTGTAAATGTATACTCTAAAACAGATGGATCAACTGTAGATATATTAAAAATATCAGGACCTATATACTTAACAAATATAACAACTGTTCCAGCTACTCCTACAGGAGGAATTGTATTATATTCTCAAGCTGGAGTTTTAAAATATAAAGATCCTACAGGAACTGTTCATACACTATAAAATTAAAATATGGCAACTTTAGATAACTTAACAAATCTCATTGCAAACGCAAAGAGTACACCATCTGGAAAGATTGAGTGGACAGATACTTCTCTTAAGGGAATACAAGAAGAAGTAGAATACTTGTTTTCTCAGAATGCTATCCAAGTAGTAAATAACACTACAACATTACAAAGTACTATTAATGACAACTCTCAATTAGTATTTGTAACATCCGATCCAACATTAGCAAACAACGGTATTTACTTTTGGAATTTAACTGCTGTATCAGCAATTAATTTTCCAGCAGGAAGCAATGGATTTTGGAACTTAATTCAGTTTGGAGTAACATCTGCAATCGCAGCTGGTTATATTCCATATAGTAATGGATCTAATTTGGTTGCTAGTTACTTAAGACAAACTGTTGACGAAATAAAAATGATGGGCGGTAGTTTTGTAGCAAACAAATCTACTACTACTGGTCCTTACTTTCAAGCAGGTGATACTGACTCTGTTGGTAACGATATCATCTTTACAATAGACGATAAAAACCAAGTAATCAATAGTAAAAAAGCTACTGCTAATAAAGGTATTAAATTAGACTTTGCTAATAATATTCACAAGATTGGAGATATTGATGCAAACAAAGGTTTATCTGTAGACACAACTAACTCTGTTTACAAATTAGGAAATACAGCTTCAAGTGAAGGTGTTGTAATTAATTTAAATAATGGTTACATTGGTAATCCTACTTGGGGTTATACATATAATGCTACTACTTTATATGCTGGTAATGCATCAATTAATTTAACTCTTAGCGATACTGCAAATACAGCTACGTTAGGTGACGGAACAAAAGGTCTTACAGTTGACGTAACAAACAATGGATATATCTTAGGTAACGGTACTAATGGGTTAAACATAAACACAGGTGGTACATATACATTAGGTAATGGAACTGAAGGGTTATCTATTAATACAACTACTGATGACTATACATTAGGAACAGCAAATTATGGTTTAATTATAGATACACCATTTAGCGTAAACTTAGGTGATTTAGCTAATGGAAATGGATTAATCATTGACAATACAGGAGACACATATTCTCTTGCTAATTTTGTTTCAGGAAAAGGTTTGTTTATAGATGCAACAGCAAATACTTATAAATTAGGTACTTATGCAGGTTATGGTTTATCATTAACTGCTACAACTGGTTATTTAGGTACATCAACTTTAAACCATAGTTATACAGCTACAACAGTTTCAGTTGGAACTACATCTTTGCTTTTAAATATTGACAACACAGCAGGATCTGTTGCATTAGGTTCATTAACAAGAGGTATTTTAATGCAGATTGTTGGTGGTTCACCAACTTACTCTTTTGGTAATCTAGCTTCTCAAATTGGTGCTTTCTTAGGCCAAACAACTGGTTATTTAGGTAATCCTACATTTGGATATAACTATACTGCAACTACAATGATTGCTGGTAATAGTTCAATTAATTTAACCTTAAATGATACTTCTAACGTAGGTACATTAGGTAGCACATCTTATGGGTTTATAGCAAATATGTCTACAAGCGTTCTTAATGCTGGTACTACAGCTTATGGATTAATGGTAGATTTGCCAAACACAAAAATTCAATTAAATGGTAACGGTTATGGTTTAGAGGTATTAGGTCTAGGAAATGTTGTTAGGACATTTAATGGCACTACTACTGAAGGTTTATATGTAGATTTATTAGGTAGCAACTATTCTCTTGGCGGTAACGCTGTAGGTTTAAATATTTCTAATACAGGTAAAACATTACAAACATATTTAAACGCAGGTAGTACAGGTGCTGAAATTAACGGTTTGAACTTTAGCTATACTGGCGATACCT